TTTAGAAAGGGGGCAGAGAAAATGGCGTTTGATGGACAGCCAGTACTAAGCACAGAGTATCAAATACCACAGCCAAAGGTTAGTGATGGCCAGAGTGTAGTTGTAACAGCTACAGGTGATGTGGTTGCAGGTGAGTTTTACGAAATTAAAGGCTTTCTTGGAGCGGCCATGACTAATGGCAAAGCAGGGGATAAGGTAGTGCTGAACATTGAGCAAGCGGAGTATCAGACCACCAAGGTTGCCTCAGATAAAACATTTACAGTTGGGCAAATAGTGTATTGGAATGGAGCAGCGTTTACTTCAGATGAAAAGCAAGGTACTACTCCAAATAGAGTAGCTGGTAGATGCACGAGCTGGGATGATACCAATAAGGTGTTGACATTTATACTTGCACCGCAGGCATATTCAGTAGTGCAAATAGTGCAAACCGGTGGAGCGTAGAAAGGGGGCTGATATAGATGATTATAATTGATCAAGAAAGTCTTAAAGCCGCAAAAAGGCAAGGAACATATACATATACCGTACCTATGGTGATTGATAAAAAAGAGTACCCTGTAGATGTAAGGCTAATTAATGGCGAGATGGAAACATACCAGTTGACTAAACCCATAGGTGAGTTGATGACATCAGCATCGCTTGAAGATAAGCAGGACTTGTTGAGGAAGGTTACGTTAGATGTCCAGCTGGGTAGGGAGCAGGTTCAGACACTGTATGCTCCAGTTTACCAGACTTTGAGCGACCCTAATTTCCCGAGGGTATTGCAGGCAACATGGGCGATGTATGGTAATGTGGTATTCCTTGAGCATTTAGAGGGGCAGGAGGTTCATTTCGGGAGTTTGTCCGTTGAGCAGGGGCCGATTGCTACCATTCAGGAATACACTGCAGGATTTGAGTACACCAAGGAACTCATAGATTTCAATGAGATGTTTAGGATTGAGCTTATCAATCAGGCGATTGGACAGGCTTATAATGCGTTGCTGAATCATATCCACTTGTACCCGATTTTCAGTTACAACAAATACAAGACCAAAAATGTTACCACGTGGAAGGGTGAAACAGGCGACCCATTGTGGTTAGGGATTTATAAGACATTGAGGCAGGCAATCATAGATGCCACTTTAGCAAAGCGTCCAGCGACAGTGTTACTTGCAAACCCAGCTGATAGGTTTGATATTGAACTTGCATTGCGTGGAGGTTTTACCATTGAAGGTACGACTTATCCAGCGTTATCAGGCATTGATACGATTATCTACTATGAAGGTTGGCAAGGGACAATGAATGGCAAGCCATATGAGTATAAAGGAGTACCGCAGGGCGAAGCTTATTTGATTAGGCCGAAGCAAGGGTTTAAGGAACTCGTGAAGAAAGACCTTACTATTGAAACTACCAGCGGTGATTTGACGAGGTTAGTTGAAGCTCAGATAATCGCTTATGCTTACCGAGGCGTATTCGCTGCATTAGACGAGAATGTGCAAAAGGTAGAGATCCGTGCGCCCCAATCATGATACCAACTCCAGAGTTAGTTGAGCAGTTACGCAATCTTGCTGGTGAGAAGGAAGAGGGAAGGTTCACCGATGCTGAATTAGAAGACATTATTAAGGCGTCAGATAACATTTATGCGGCGGCTTCCTATGTATGGACATTAAAAGCGGCGAGGATACAAGAAGAGTTAGGGAACATTCAAAGCTATTCCATTGGTGCAGAAAGTTACACTTATAGGTCGTTGACAGACATGTTGGAGTTGTGCTTAAAGATGGCTGACGCATATTCCCAGATGGGTGATATGGGAGCAAGAATTGTGCAGGTTAACACTCCTGATGTGGTATGAAGGAACAGCGGGTTAGGGACATCGCATGGGCAATTGAGCAAAACCCTGTAGATGTTACCATTTACCGTACACAGCGAGTATTGAGTGAAGGCCATTACACCGAGACTACCACGGAAGTAGGAACATATAGAGTGCGTATATTTTTGAATGATAGGAATATTCCAGTAAAATTGATTGATGAAGGAGGGAGGGCATTGCGAAGTGTTACATGGTCAATGCTTTGTGATGCTTCCGCAGATGTAAAGGCTGGTGCAAATGTGGTGGATGTGGTAGACGTACCTATGCTGGGGAAGTTAAAAGTAGTTAACGTTATCCCGTTAAGCGTACAGGGTGAAGTTGTAGGATACCAAGTGCAGTTACAGGGGATGGATGAATGATAAAAGTTGCCCAAGGTTTCAGTGGTAAAAGTAAATATAAGTTTCAGCAGATTTATGCGTTAATGGACACGGTATACCGACCAATGACAGAAGGGTACATGAAAGCAAACAAGCCGTGGACTACACGAACAGGTTTGGCTGTGGCAGGGTTACATTCCAGAATAGAGAAGAGCGAAACCGAAATAAAACTCATACTTGGGCATGGTGTGAGTTATGGCGTTTACCTTGAGCGTGGGCATAAGGTAAAAACTAAAGGCGGTAAGGTAAAAAAGGTTAAGCCGTATGCGATACTCAAGCCAACGATGGATAAGTTCTATCCAGATATATGCGAGCGTATAAGGGAGCTGTGGAGCATGTGAGAGACGAAATAAGGAAGTTACTTGTAGAAAAAGTTGCATTAGTTGGTGAAAGGGTATACGAGCCATATGTTCCTTCATTGCAAATAGAAAAGCCTTATCTTGTAGTTAAGGAAGGTTCACGGGAAGTACCAAACGATTGGGCTGGGTATACGACTACCATCGAAGTGTGGATATTTGAGAACTTTGAGACATTTGCGGATGTGGATCAGTTGGCGGTAGATGTGATTAGTGCGCTGGACAAACAAATAATCACGGTTAATGATAAGAAGTACTTATTACGTTACCTTGCTACCATAGGTGAGGATTTCTGGGATGAGGAGCTACAAGCATTAGAACGTGGCTTGCAGTTTCAGGTCTTTTCATTGGGTTGGTTGAATGGTGAGACATACGACCCAGATCCAGTAGCAGCATTACGTACTTGGAGTGAAAGCCGCTGGGTGAAGGTTGAGGCGAAGGATGGAAACATAATTAAAACACCGATATTGCAAACTGACCCAGATACATGGGATCCGTCAGACCAGCGTCCGGGCTTGTATTGGCGAATTGTGGAAGTATCAGCACCATACAATGTAAGTGCGTCAATGTATTGGATGGATTTCACCATTTATGGGCACGTTGTTGCACCAGATCCGAGCGTCCGTAGAGAATGGATAAGGAAAGTCGTTGAAGCGTTAACAGATGCGATGCGAATAAGTGTTAATAATGTTACGGAGTTGTGCGTGGAAGAGATATCAGCTACAATGGATGCGGATCCATTGACAGTGGGACAAATCAGGTTACGTGGAACAATGGGACTCATGCGTAGTAAAGTAAGTGCGGAAGTGTTGAGTAATGCTTCCGTTAGCGGTGGGGTGTCCTTTACAGTGAAAGCACCTCCGATAATCCCTGAAGAGGAAGGAGGAACAGTAGATTGAAAGAGAAAAAAGAAGTAATAGAAGAAGAGCAGGACACCAAAATAAAACCCGAGGAAAAAGAGGCTGAAGATGTTTATACGCTTAATGATTTAGTAGCGAATGCTGGTATATTTGGAGTGAAGCCTGAAGCGATTATTGGTGCAATGAAAATGGCTGGGAAAGAAGAAGCTACCAAAAAAGAGATAAGTAAGTTTCTGTCGGATTTTTTACGAAAAGAGGTGTAGAGCATGGCAGGAGTAACGTTCACAAGCGGTGAACAAAAAGTACGACCTGGCGTATTTGTCCGAGTGCAAAACATAGGACAGCCAGTAGTCCCTGCATTACCGCAAGGGATTGTGGCTGGGGTAGTAAAAAGTAATTGGGGGCCGATTAACACACCTATTACCATAGCTACAAATGAAGCAATACGAGACGTGTTTGGATCAGGTGAAAGTTTAACGATGCTTACCGAGGCGTTTAAAGGTGGGTGTAGTAAACTTGAAGTGGTGCGTGCAGGTACAGGTGGAGCACCGTCAACTATTGTGCTTACCGATACCGCTACCACTCCAGCGAATGTGGTTAATATCACAGCAAAATATCCGGGCACAAGGGGTAATAATTTCACGGTAACAATTAGGGATTCATTGACAAATGCGAGTTTAAGAGAGTTCTTGCTTTATGAAGGAGCAACGTTGTTGCTTACCGTACCATTTGCAAAAGGAACAGCAGAGCCAGATGCTTTGGTTTCAGCATTGAATAGTTCACAAGCGAATAAATACGTTACTGCAGAGAAGATTGCGGCTGGTAATGGAACATTGAAGGCAGTAGCCAATGCGGGTATGACAGGTGGGCTTGACCCTACCACTACCGCAAATGATTATTTGACAGCCCTTACATCACTTGAGGCGGTTGATTGGAATGTGCTCGTAGTTGATAGTGAAGATTCCATTTTATTTACTTCAATTCAGGCGTACATAGACCGTGTAAGGAACGCTGGCAAGCGTGTCATGGCAGTGTTAGGCCAGAAGACGAATATTGAGTTGAGCTCCAGATTAACATTAGCACGTAGTTTTAACGACCCAGCGATTGTGTTTGTGGTGAATGGGTTCAGTTACGCTGATGGAACAGCGATAGAAGGTTATAAAGCCACAGGGCGAGTAGCTGGGATGATTGCAAGTGCTGATGTAACAGAGAGCCTTACCCATGCCGTAATACAGGGAGCTACAGGTTTGGTAGGTGCTTTGAGTAATACCGATATAGAAAGTGCGCTGAATAGTGGAGCATTGGTGTTTACGTTGAACTCGCAGAAGCAGGTTCAGATTGAGCAAGGCATTAATACGTTTATAACTCCGACGGCTGACCTTGACATGGGTTGGAGGAAGATAAGAAGAGTAAGGACAAGGGACACGCTGATTGACAGAATTGGTGCGACTTGGGACTTGTTGATTGGGAAGATAAATAATGACGCTAATGGTAGGGCTACATTGATGGCAGCAGCGCAAGGGGTAATAAATGAGATGATTAATGAAGGAGCACTAATTGCTGGTCAGATTTATGAAGACCCGACCAACCCTCCAGAAGGCGATAGCGCATGGTTTATCATACAAGTAGATGATACCGATAGTGCAGAGAAGCTGTACTTGACATTCCAGTTTAGATTTGCTCCAGTATAAAAGGAGGTGAAAGAATATGGCAGATGGCAGATATATATTCCGAGATTGTGTACCTGATGGTGCGATTGACATAGTGCATGTTCGGCCAGGGGATATTGTGCAAAGGGCGTGGAGTTTCAGGGTAACTGCTCCCGTAGACTTGCAATCAGCCCTTGATGGAGGACCATTCCTGCCTAATCACATTATCCGTGGTTACGATGGTGAGTTGTACGACGGCGATGGTAATTTGCTTGCTGAAGTAAACACATTCCAAGCACAGATAAACCTGACCAATACCGATTACCAAGCCGCTGGTAATAAACAAGTATGGGCAATACCCCAATCTTATACAGTTACTTTGACATTTACAGAGACAGTAATAAAGGATGCCAAGATACTTAAAAAAGTGTTGGACAGTTTAGCAAAAGGAGCTCCAGATGCGAGTTTAAACTTTATGGGGGTATTACACGCACACACATAGGAGGGGTGAAAAGTGAGCAAGCTTGATAAAGAGGAGTTGTTAAGTAAAGAAGATGTCATACTAAGGGATGTAGCTGGCATTCTAAAAGCGATGGACACAATCGTAGAATATGAGACGTACCACGTAGTTAGGGATGGGAAGGAGTTATTCTCATTCCGAGTGCGTGGGTCGACCGATGAAGAAGCCGAGGAGTGTAGGCAAGAAGCTACAAAAACAGTGCGAGATAAAAGACTTGGCAATTTGGCAGTACCGCAGGAGTTTAATGCCGCAAAGTTTAACTCATTGATGATTGTCCAAGCCACGCATCCAGAAGACAGGGCAATGATTTGGGATAACAAAGAATTGTGGGAGAAAGCCAATGTTCTTGCTGGTTGGCAGTTGGTGGATAAAGTGCTTAAGCGTGGCGAGAAGGATGAAGTTATCGAACTCATAGAGCGTTTGAGTGGGTATAATAGCGAGGAAAACGAGAGCCGAGTTGAAACGTTAAAAAACTAATCAGGGCAGGTGGTGAGGCGACCATACTCCACCACCTGCTCCAAAGATGTGGAATAACGCCTGATGAATTTTATGCGAAGCCAAAGAAGGTGCAGGATTTTCTAAGGGCGTCGGTAATTGTTGAGTTGGAGGGGGAAGCAGAAGTCTTTAGAGAGATTAAAGGGGGGTAGCGAATGGCAGAAGAAAGTTATAAGATTGAACTTATCATTGATGCAAAGGACAATTCAGCTCAGACGCTTTCGCAGGCAGAAGAGAGGATTAACCGATTTCAGCAAAAAGCCCAGCTTGTAAACAAGCAGCTATCCCGTTCTTTGAATACACAATACAAAACTACACTTACAGCGGTAGATAGAACTACGTCTGTAGTGAATAGTGTTGAGCGGTCGTTAAGTAGAGTACCGACAAAGTATTCCATTTTGATAGCAGCAAAAGATATGGTTAGTAGTGTCGTGCCGAAGATAGGTAGTGCATTACAGACCGCATTAAATAAAAGTGTTGGGATGGTTAAAGGTGCGTTTTCAACTATGGGCAGGATTGTGTCGAGCCCATTTACATGGTTGGGTGTAGCGGCGGGCGGGGCTGGAATGACAGCCGCAATTACTGCTCCATTGAAGCTTGCAGGGAATATGGAGCAGGCCAGGTTGGCCTTTAAGTTTTTCCTTGGTTCAGAAGAAAAGGCCAGAAAGTTTGTTGCTGAGATGCAGCAAATGGCAGCTATTACGCCATTTGAATATAAGGATATCCAAGAGTTGTCCACGATGTTAATACCGTTATACTCAAGAATGTATGGAGTAAATAATGCTACTTCTAAGACTTTAGAAACATTAAGGTTGTTTGCCGATGCAGGCTCTATGACAGGTGCGGGGATGGAAGGAATACAGGGAGCAATGCTCGGATTTACGCAGATAGCCCAAAGTGGTAGATTGAATTTGCAGGATTTACGTCAAGTAACGTTAGGTTTGAGGATACCTATGGAAGATGTGCTTAAGAATTTGGGCGTAAAAAGTTTGGATGATATTTCGAAGAAGGCTATTCCAGCAAGGAAGGCAATGGAAGCGATACTCAAGACGTTGGAGAAGTATAAAGGAGGAAGTGAGGTACAAGCAAGAACACTACAAGGAATGATGTCAACTATAAAAGATACATTGACCATGACTATAACGCAGTTTGGAGAAGGTATGCTTGCTCCAGTTGAAGGAATATTAAAAGAGATTACGGACGCATTGACTGGGACGGGTAGTGGAGTGACGGCTTTAGAGCAGAAGCTGTTCAATTTCGGGCGGCAGGTTGGCAATGCGTTTGTAAGGATGTATGAAGGAGTAAAAAAGTTTATAAAGGAGCTTACGTCATTGCCTGGATGGGAGGATATGTCGTTATTAGAAAAATTGACAGCGACATTGGAGAAGGTGCTGGATGGTATGCTGGCATGGATAAAGGGCGATGGCAAAAAGCAGATAGATGAACTTGGTACTACACTTGGTGATTTCTTGAGTGGGGTATTTGAAGATTTACTACCGAAGGTACTACCATCGGTTATTGATTTTGCTACAGATTTGGTTGGTGCTTTAGGTACGGCTTTGTGGGATGCATTGAAGTCGAATAAGGTGTTAATGACGATATTAGGTGTTTATTTGGGTNGGCAGGTAGGTGGGCCGATTGGTGCGTTGTTTTTTGGTTCAGGTGGTTTGGGTGTAAGTTCTTACTTTGATTTGATAGAAAAGGGCGAGCAGACATATCAGCCACCTGCTGAATCAATAAAGGTAATGAATGAACAGTATATCTTTGATTTAATGGGAATGGGTTACACAAGAACTGAAGCCGAGCGTATGGTATATGGTGAGACTAAACCATTACCTAAGAGTGGTGGGGGTAATGTGATACAAGAACATGCTTTAGGCGGTATTTTTACAAGGCCGCATATTGGAGTGGTAGCTGAGAGAAGTGCAGAGGCTGTAATTCCGTTAACAAGGACACGGAGAGCATATGAATTGTGGCAGAAGGCTGGAGTGCAAATAGGTGCTTTGAATACAGCATATCCTATAGAGACAAAGCCCGTCGTGAAGGAACTCGGCGTAAAGTCGTTGGATGATATTTCGAAGAAGGCTATTCCAGCAAGGCAGGCAATGGAAGCAATTTTAAGGTCGTTAAAAGCATATGCAGGAGGAAGCCAAATACAAGCCCGTACGCTGCAAGGTTTAATATCTACATTAAAGGATATTGCAGGAATGACAATAACATATTTTGGTGAAGGGATGCTGAAGCCAGTAGAGGATATCCTTTTCAGCCTATTAGACGCTGCTACTAAAGGTGAGGATGCATTAAAGAGTGTCCAAGATAGATTGTACAAAGCAGGTGTTAGGGTAGGAGAAGCGATGCAGAATGCTTATAGAAAGGTGGTTCGTTTCTTTGGTGATTTGAGTTCAATACCGGGCTGGAATCAGATGTCAATGACACAAAAAATTATTACCGCATTTAAAACGATAAACTCATTTTTCAAAACTATTTTCGGACCAGAAAATGCGGAGTTAATTAAGACGCTTGCAGATTTCGGTTACATGCTTGGGTCGGAGCTTGCGAGTGCGATTTTTAATGGGATAAAGGATAACAAGGCGTTGATGACTATCCTTGGTGCGATAGTTGGTTTTAAGATTGGTAGTCTTGTGGGAGCTCCGTGGCAAGGTGCAGTTGTAGGAGCAGGCGGAATGCTTGCTTTATCATCGTTGTTTGGATTAGAAGAGTTCTATAAGGAAAACCCAGTTGTAACTCAAGAACAGCAAAAGGCACAGTATGAGCAATATTTGTCATTTGTGATGTCCATGGGTATGACACGAGAAGAAGCCGAACGGTTTATAGAAGGGATGAAGGAGCAACCTAAAGTTAAGCCAGAGCCATTACCAGCCCATGCGAGAGGTGGGATATTTTATACAAGGCACATAGCGGAAGTAGCCGAAAGAGGAGCGGAGGCAATAATACCATTAGAGCGTACAGAACAAACAGTTCGTTTGTGGAGGGCTGTAGGTGAGTATATAGGAGCGATACCAAAGGAAGTAACATATTCTGTCCAAGCACAAGCAGTTACCCCATTAGGAAGTGTTCCCTATGGCGCTGTTACAAAGAGTAATGTTATTAACTTAAACGTTAACACTGAAGGGTTAATTAGCGAAGTTGTCATAAACAATAAGGCTGATGTAGATGAAGCGGTCGACAAGATTGTGGGAGTATTAGCTCCAGAGTTAAGGAAGGCGTTTTCTAATATGGTGGTGGGATAAATGGAGTTTTACTTAATGGGGAAGAATACCAAGCTTCATTTACCGATGAACCCAGAACAATTGCAAGTGATGACAAGTTCAAAGTTGTTCAGCGTTAGCATAATTGAGTTGGGCGATTTCTTAATTCCAAGAGGTATTGCGCCAGCGACGATTAGGTGGGAGGGTATATTCCCGGGTGTGAGTAGGAGGAACAGCATATATGTTGTGGATTGGCAGGATCCCAAGGCGATAGTGGGTTTGATTTCAGGCTGGAGACGAGAGAACGTAAAAGTTCATTTGCTGATAACAGAAACACCGATAAACATGGATTGTTACATTCAAGAGTTCGACCATACATGGAAAGGTGGACATGGCGATTGTTATTACTCCATAAGTTTGGTTGAGGCACGTAATTTGGTTGTGATGACAGAAAAAGAGAAGAGTACGAGTGCGCAGGCTAAAACGAGTGCACAGAGACCAGCTCCGAGTATCCCGAAAACGTATACCGTAAAACAAGGCGATACCCTATGGGGTATAGCAAAAAAGTTTCTCGGTGATGGTGCAAAGTGGAAGATGTTGTACGAGTTGAATAAGGCTGTCATTGGGCCAGATCCGAATAAAATTAAACCCGGGCAGGTGCTCAAGCTTGGTTGATATTACCAAGATAAAGTATGAAGTGCGCATTATAGATCCAAGCGGTAAGCAAATGGATGTTANGCCATTTGTTAGTCAATTGTCCTTTGGTGATGCCGATGGTGAGTTAGCGGCACATTTAAGTATGACATTGACAAATCAGCAAGTAGGTGGGAAGTGGATACACCAGCTTGTAGCACTTGGGACACCGATATACCTATTAGCGAATGGGGTAGAAGTGTTCAGGGGCACGGTGTTTGATTGGATGACGTCTACAGATCCGTTGGGTAGTGTAGATATTGAAGCGTATGACCAGTTGATTTACTTGTTTAAGAGCGAAGATGATAGGTACTATAGGGCGGGACAAAGGGCAATAGATGTGTTGACAGATATTTTCAGGGCATGGAATATTCCCATAGGCAAGATAGAGGGGCCGAATGTAGTATTAGCCAAGCAAGTATTCAGGCAGATGACAGTTGCGGAGATGATAAACAGCATACTCAAACAAGGTAAAGATAAGGGAGCAGGCGAGTTTATCGTACGTAGTGAAAAAGGGAAGGTTTATATCAGAAAAGCCATGTCCAATCAAGATGTTTACGTGTTTGTATATAACGAAAATGTGCAGTCGGTAATGGATAGGTGGAGCATTAATAATCTTGTTACACGGGTGCGCATAATAGGTGCGGAAGATGAGGAAGGAAGGGCACCGTTAATTGCAGTTCTTGATGGAGACACAAAATATGGTGTATTGCAAAGGATTGTCCAGAATAGTTCAGATGACACATTGGCCGATGCAAAGCAGAATGCGAAAGAGATATTGAAGGAGTTCGGACAGCCAGAGAAAGACAGGACAATCAGGTGCGTAGATGTTCCCTTTATCAGGAAGGGTGATAAGGTGAAAGTTGTTGCTGGGACGTTAAATGGGTATTACCAAGTCGTATCCGTAGAGCATAATGTTACGAGTTTAACTATGAGCGTGGGGCTAAAATGAACAAGAAAAGCATTGATGAGTTGGCTAAAGTGTTAAATGAAAGAATTAGTTTAATAGCTAACAAACCCGATAGCATTGAATTAGGAACGATACAGCCAGATATGAGCTTGAAGCTTGATACGTTTGCAATGCCGATAAAGAAAGGCGATTATTTGATAGCTGATTTTACTGCACAGGTTGAGTTTCCCGTTTGGTCGTTAGTAGGTGTTGGCGAGTATCCCGTAGACAAAGAAGGGAAGCCGATAGAAGGAGTAGACATATACCATACCGCACAGACAAGGTGGGATTGGGAGCAGAGTACTGTTGAGAAAGTGAATATAAGAATTAAACCCGAGCTTAAAAGTGGCGATAGGGTGTTGGTGGCTTGGGTTAACCAGCATAGAGACCCTGTCGTAATTGCAAAGGTGGTGAGTTCATGAGCGATTTATATCCGCGTTTCGATATGCCCGATATAGTGGGTGCTACAGAAAATACAGTGGTAGCTTTCCCTAAAAGTTGGTTGTGGGATTGGGACATATGCGATTTTGTTCAAACAGGTAGCGGTGATGTGGTAGAGGCGGATGGTTTGACAGCTTGGGTGCAATGGTGTGTAAAAGCGATATTGACACAGAGGCTGGCATTTGTTGTGTACGATTGGAATTATGGCGCTGACATTGAAAGTTGTCTTAAATAGCCCACAAGAGCAGTAACATAAGCGGAATTGGAACGAGAGATTACTGAAACTTTGCTTACAGATCTGAGAACAGCTGAAGTGTAGAATTTCAGGTTTGAGTGGAGCGGCGATGAGCTCACAGTGTGGTATACCGTGGTAAATGCATTAGGCCAACCAGCTGAAGTGCAAGTAGGTGTAGGGTATAGAGAAGTGCAGAGGCAGGTTTCATTGTCAAGGGTGGAGCAGTACGTTAGCGACTGGTTGCGTGGTGAGCTGGTGAATGTAGAGCCGACCGAAGATGGCAAGCTTGTAATTAAGACAGTAGCTCAGCCGACGTTTACTCGTAGTTCTATCGCTTATAAGAGTGATGGTTCGCAAGTTGCGGTGAATGTGCCGAGGTTTGAAGCTGGAAAGTTTGGACAAGGGATAATGATTGAAGAAGGGACGACGAATGCTATACCGCATAGTAGCGATGGCAAGTTTGCGTATACTGATGTATGGGATAGAAAAGGTTACACTAAGGCCATTGTAGAATGGATTACTGACTCGAGTGTGCCATCTCCAGCATTACATGTAAAAAGGACTACGCCTTATCCAGCCAATGGTGGTTGTGCATATGTTGTTGTAGGAGATTTATTAGTTGGAAATGTAGTGCCAGGGCAAAATTACACAATAAGCTTGTGGTTCAAAGGAAATAAGCAGTCGAGTAGTATTATAGCGCAGATAAGGTTTTATTTTCGCGATTCAAACAATCAGATTATAGGAAGCGATGTATATTTACAGATTTCATTTACAGATAATTGGCAAAGGTATGTGTTTACAGTTACCGCTCCTGATGGAGCTTATAGAATAAAAAATTTTGAGGTTGGGTTAGA